GTAAGAACTACTTGTGAGTACTGAGCGTGTGTAGCAGTTGCTGTTCCGCTATATCCACGACCAAATCCTGTAGCTGCGTTAAGTGTGTTGCTTGCCTTGTTAAAATTATCAATCCAGCTCAACTCATCGTCAATCTCGATAATACCTTTGGCAAGGTTATCGGCAGATCCAACTTGGATTGGTAGATCTGTGGTGGTAATAGCACTATCAAGATAAGTAATGCGATCTTGCTTGAGCGTATAGCCAGCAAGGGATGATCTTACTTCATCCACCATATCGTTAAACGTTGCCATCTTTTACCTTTTCCTCATAGAAGCGAAGATTGCTTACTAAGCGTTCTTCATTTGGACTTATCTCTACTGCTTTCCTACCGTGCTCTACTGCTGTCTTAAAGTCATTTAACTGCCAGGCTGATACTGCAACTAGATCGTGTGCCATATGGCCCCACGCCCAGTTCTCTGCAAGAAAGCCCATAGGCTTTTCTGTATATTCCAAAGCCTTCTTAGCCACCAAAAAACATTCATCCCACTGTCTGGTGACGTAGTAATGCTGGGCTAACGCCAAGATAGATTCTCTACTAGGAAATTCTTCTGTTCCTTTTAGGAACCATTCCTCAGTATTCTTAGGATCTACCTTGCCTAAGATTCTGCACGCTGCTGCACGCTCTTGTGGAAATATAGATATCTCTAAGTAAGCCTTGAGAGTTTCTGTAGCAAGTTCATTCTGTCCGTGATAGGACTGCTCTCTACCAAGATAGTAAAGGTTACGAGCATCAGGGTTTTCCTTCACTGCCATCTCTAGCAATGGTAGGTACTGAGCACGAGACTTTGTTTTATCTTGGTGATGGTGGATCTCAAAGCCATCTATGCGAGCCTTAGATTCTTCCTCTTCACCGTACCACTGAGGTACTTCGTGGATCGGATACATCCATCGAACGTTATGTCTGCGATGAACCTTGAACCCATCAAACTCTGTTAGCGGTTGACCTTCATCATCATATGATTCGATACGACGGTAGGAAGGTCTATCTATACCAAGCTCGTGAGCCTTCTCCAGATACCAACGCCAGTTAGGTGCCAGTACCTCATCTACATCAAGTGCGATGCAGTAGTCGGCATCAGCAGGTATTACTGCCAGCGATGCGTTCCTCGCGTCATCAAACCTAAATGGCTGAACAAAGATCGGGACAACCGTAATACCAAGACTTCGTGCAATCTCAACCGTTCTATCGGTTGATCCTGTATCTGCGAGGATGTGGTAGTCAGCGTCCTTACTGGACTCGTACCAACGTTCAACGTGTTTCTCCTCGTTCTTGCTAATTGTATAGACTGCTATTTTCATAGCCTAAGTTTACATACCACCTAGTAAAAATACTGTTGGGGTAGGATCTGTAACAATCGTGGCCCAGCTAGCAGATGTACCGTTAGTAGTCAGGTACTTGCCTGAGTTACCAGTCTGGCTAGGTAGAGCGTTAATCGTTGTCCATTCTACGCCATCTGCCTGAGCAGAGTTAGCCGTAAGGACTTGTCCATTAGTACCCACAGTTTGTGCTGTAATAGTTCCAGCACCAGTGGCAACAAGGATGACACCTTTAGCAGAATAGTCTGCTGTTCTAACTAGACCTGTTGTTGGGTGAACGTGATCCTGGGCAGATGCAAGGGTTGCAGTTCCTGCTGCCGCAGTACCAAGTGCTACCGCTGCTACTGCACTTAAAGATGGTTGTGGTCCTGTAGGACCTGTTGCACCAGTGGCACCTGTTGCTCCGGTAGGACCAGTTGGTCCCTGTGAACCAGTAGCACCTGTGGCTCCTGTGCTGCCAGTTGCACCCGTTGGCCCTGTTGGGCCTTGAGAACCTGTAGCACCAGTAGGACCTGTAGGTCCTTGGCTACCTGTTGCACCAGTTGGACCCTGTGCTCCAGTGGCCCCTGTAGGCCCTGTAGGGCCTTGTGCGCCAGTTGGTCCCGTAGGTCCAGGTACTGTGCTTGCGGCTCCCGTAGCGCCCGTAGGACCCGTAGGACCGGTACTTCCTGTGGCACCTGTCGGTCCAGTTGCTCCTGTTAAGCCCGTCGGTCCAGTCGGTCCTGTCGGTCCCTGTGCTCCCGTCGCTCCTGTTGCGCCCGTAGCGCCTTTTGATCCAGTTGCGCCAGTGTTTCCAGTAGGACCTTGAGGTCCTGTTGGGCCTGTTGATCCCGTTGCACCCGTCGCTCCAGTAGCACCAGTAGGCCCAGTAGGACCAGTATTACCAGTGGCACCAGTGCTACCAGTAGGGCCAGTGTTACCTGTTGCACCTGTAGCTCCTGTCGCTCCCGTTGGACCTGTAGGTCCGATTCCTCCGATTGGTCCAGTTGGTCCTGTTGGACCAGGATTACCTTGGTCGCCTTGTTCACCCTTTGGACCAGTAGGCCCTTGTGGACCTGTGGCACCAGTTGGGCCTTGACCACCTTGTGGTCCTTGGTCATTAGAAAATGTTAAACCTACTTGTGGAGTAGTGGACTCGATAACAATTATTGTTTCGCTCATACAGTTACTCCTGGGGTTACGATGAACTTACCTTCAAGTAAGCGTGTTTCAACTGCACCTGAATCAAGCACTAGGTCATAGACATAGCGATTAGGTGTGATGTTTGTATCGGTAGAACTAAAAGTTACTGTCACTCTTCCAAGGTCATTATTAAATACCATCTTGCCGTTGGCTGTGGTAGCAAGGAGTGTTGTTGTAGTAGATCCAAGGAATGGTCGAACAGTTAACGTTCCTGTGTAGCCGGATAGGTTCCACGCAGTACCGTCTGTTGCAACTACAAACTGAAAGTTAAAGGTAGTAGCCTGGTCGCAGACCAGATTATATTTCGCACTCAAGATTCGACTCTTTGGAGAGCAGAGTTAGCAGTGAGGCCAGTAGTCCCAGCGATGCGATTGCATACACCGTTGTAATCAAGATGGGTGTTCGCACTGCCCGAAATACCCGCAATATCATTGAGGACTCCTACTGTATCTTTGTGATCGCTAGTGATGCCACGTCGTGCAGCCCAGCGTTGAGCTGCTAGTGCTTCGTCTACATATTGTGAAATGGGTGGGTAGGTGCCACCGTTAGCAAGCCTGTTAAGTTCTGCTACTAGAGTTGAATTTGGATTACCTAATGGCACCTTCTACCTCACTTCTTCTTTTTAGCGACTGCTGCGTTATCTATTAGGTTTGGATAAGGACGACCTGCTGCCTTAGCCTTAGCCTTGGCCGCAGCCTTCTGCTTATCTGTTAACTTCTTGGAAGTTTTCTTTGGATTGGGTTTATCCCAAAATGCTGTTTTCTTCACCACTTCACCTTGTCTGCCCAGTACGCAGCAGACATCTTGCCTTTGGCAATGTTCTTTGCGTGACGAGCTTTGAATGATGCTTGTCGTGCTGTTGGCTTCTTATCGCCAGTAACGCCTTGCTGTCCGAAGCGAATGGTCTTGACCTTGTCGCCTTCTTTAGCAACTACAACGTGGGACTTAGTTGGATGACTTGGTGTGCGCTTAGGCTTGTTAAAACCTGCTACCCCAGCACGCGCCAGGCGTGCATCCTTCTTAGTCATTTACTTCTTCTTTTTCTTCTTCGCCATACCAGCTTCGCTCAGAGCAATAGCGACAGCCTGCTTCTGACTCTTTACGACTGGGCCTTTCTTGGATCCAGAGTGGAGTGTTCCTGATTTCCATTCCTTCATTACCTTCTTTACTTTGGCTGGCTTCTTGTTCATTATTTCTTCCTAGCGTTCTTGCAAGTAGCACAACTGCACTTGCATCCTTTTTCTGGCTTGCCTGCTTTGCACTTGCAACCGCACTTAGCGCACATTACTTCTTACCGCCTACGCCAGTCTGAAGTGAGTCATAGGTCATAAACTTGCTGACTGATGGGTACTGCTTGTCAGGCTTTGGATAAACTGATTCTGCCCAATCTTCTGACTCAATCTCAACAACTGGCTTTGCGCCAACCTTTTGCTTCTTGAGATCATCAAGTGATTCCTGCATTGGATCGTATGCCATTTTTTACTCCTTGTATGTTAGGTTAATTCCGTCAAAGGCTTTGCCGCCTTCTTGGGAGATCTTCATAGCCGCATCAATATCTGGCTGTCTGGTTGAACGTGGTTCAATACCCTGACGCACTGCGTCGTAGTAGTTACCTAGTTCCTTGTCGTGTGCTTTTGCTGACTGGTAGCCACGAGTAGTAGCCTCACCAGTGCTCAGTACTAGACCTTGCGCCTTACAACCAAAGCAAGGGTTGGCATCGCAGTTGCTGTGATCTGGGTTGGAATACCACTCAGACTTGAAAGGCTTATCTGAGGTGATGTCACAATCTGTACATCCGTACTTAGAGACAGACTGATTGACCTTGCCATCTACTAAATCGTATGACCATTCAAGGACTTTAGTTGTGTGGTTACATTCCATTAGATCACCGGTGTTAGGTAGTCGCTGTAGCCAGCGTCAATAAGGATTTGTGCCTGTGCATCATCTATCGTGTATGCGTGGCCACCAAGGTAGTAGGAGTCAGCGTTTGCTAAATCATCTTGGCTAGGTGTTCGATTCTCTGTCACAGTTGTACCATTGATAATCAGTGATACTCCACGTGGGATATCTGTAAGAGATACTGGAATAGGTCCATCAATGGTGCCGCCTGTTAGACGCTTTCCTGCTAGGCGAGCATATGGATCGAGGGTGTTATCTACCCACGTTTCATTCTGCCAAGGTGTTACTAGCGTATATGCCATTTGATCCTCCCAAGTGATGGAGGCAGGTTTGACCCTGCCCCCACCGTTGCACAATTAGTTGATTGAAGAAGCTGTCTCAATGCGATACAGTGCTGCTTCACGGAGGCGTGCAAAGCCACCCATATAGTACCAACCGATGGTACGGAAGCGACGGAGTGCGTCAATCTCTGGTCCGATAACGGTAGAGATGTCTTGTCCCTGTGCTTCTGCAAGTGCTTCACGACCAGCGATAATTGCCTTGTAGACATTTACTGATCCTGAGTTCGCAGCAAATGGGACACGTGGTGTCTCAACTACGAACGCACCTTCGATTACGCCGACTGCACCAGCCACGAATGGTGTGCGATCTACGTACTGTGTCAAAGCCTGGAATCCACCGGTGCCTGATTCAGCACGGAGGTCAGCTGCCTGACGTGGGTGTAGGTATGCTGCGTACAAATCATTGATACGTGGCACAGCCTTGTTTGTGCGGAGCTGTGTGACAGCCTCGCGGATATCTGCAACAGACATAACCATTGAAGATGTGATTGTGTTTGTTGTTGTTGCTGTTCCTGCGTAGATGACGTTTGATCCACCTGTGAGGGTTGTAGCAACTACAGAGTCAATAGAATCTGCTGAGTTGTAAGCGATGATGTCAGCAAGAGCTGAGTCAACATCGTTGAAAGAAGTAAGGTTCAACTTCTTTGTTGTTGTAACAGCTGAACCGTATTCGTTAAGTGTTACTGTAACCTGGTTTGGGTTGCCAAGAGCGATGCTTGATACATCTGCTGTTTCTGTCAATGTAGATGTTGCCTGAGCAAGATCTGAGTAGATTGAGAATACAACTGATGAACCTGGCATTGCTTGCTGAACTGGCTTGACATCTGCAATCGCACGCATAACAGGGATGCTACGGAGAGCCATACGAACGTACTGATCGTATGCTGTTTTTACGAGGTTGCTAATGTCCGATGTTCCTGTTAAGGAACCTCCTGGAATTGCCATTAGACGTGCCTTTCGTTAGTGGTTAAATTACATTCCAGAATCTGCAATAATAGAATCCAGTTCTTCCTTGCTGTTTGCGTTCATCAAGCGGCTCATAATGTCCTGTCCACGTTCAGGTGAAATACCTGCGTTTGATGCGGCGCTAAGTCGCTTGTAGGCAGCAGCTTCGGCTGGATCTACGTTTGGCGTATTCTGGTTTTGCTCAAGTTCAATACCGAAAACATCGGCATATTCAGTGAGCCATTTAGACACAGACTCCTCTGTGGGGTCTATATCCTGTGGGATAAATGAAGAGATCTTCTGATTTACCCCGCGAGCTGCGAGGGCATCCTTGATTGCTCGTTCACGTTGCGACTTGTTGAGGGATTCAAACTGAGCCTTAAGCTCTTGTAGTTCTTTATCCTTTTGCTTTGCCGCTTTGCGTAGTTGTTTTACAAGGTCATTCGACGTATCGTTTGTAGTGATATCGTCGTCGTCATCCTCGTACTCATAGTTGGACATAGTCCACTCCCTATCATTAGTTGATTGACGCGGGCCTCATATTCCGTTGGGGGACGGGTATGGCTCCCACTCCTGGTCTTAGTTCACTCCACTAGGCCAGTCGTTCTAGTGGCAGGCTTATTTAGATTGAGCCAGATCGTTCTCTGGCTAGTACTCCGCGACCTGCTTGTCCGGAGAATGAGGCAGTCTCAAGCGCAGTTAACTTCTCGCGCTTCTTCTTTGCCTCAGCAGATCCTGCAAGTCCAAAGACTTCTGTTTCTGCTGTCTGTTGTGTGTAAGGATCTTGTTTGTAGATTGCTGCAAGTTGACCACCACGTGGTGCTACACCAGCAACGGCTTCATAGCCCTGCTGTGCTTGCTGCTTAGTAACGCCGTATCCTGCAAGTTCTTCTGCTCTACTTGCTGCTGTGCTTAGACCCTGAGCAAGTGCTGCTCCACCGATCTCAGCTGCTGTTACCTTACGCTGAATATCCTTGAGAGCGTTCTTAGGATCAAGAGCGTAGGCCAAGATATCGCCATTAGTAATTCCTGGGTAGAACTGCTTAAGAGCCTTGGATACTTCTGGGTTAGCCTTGAGGACTCGGTCCTGTGCTGTGACAACACGCTCTTCCAGTTCTGTTGCTGATACGTCATTAGCAAGGAGTTGCTCGAAACCTATCTGCCTACCTGTTTCATCCTTTGAGTAGTAGGACTCTGGTAGATCATAATTACGCATAACATTCTGGTACTGATCTTCCAGTGCTACATACTCTGCTGGACTGAGGGCAGCAAGACCTTTAGAAATTCTGATCTCATTAGCCTTAAAACGATCTTTGTACTCTTGGGTATCACGTAGGCGTAGAGCAAATTCTGCTGACGGAGTTCCGTCTGTAAGTAGGTTGCTGATCTTATCAACAAGGCTACCTAGACCATACTGCTGGAACTCCATCTTAAGGATGTTAAATGCACTCCGGCGTTCGGCAGTCTTTTCTGCCTCTGTAATCTTATCAAGGTATGCCTTGGTATATTCTTGAACGTCAAACTTATCGCCGTCTACTGTGTCTTGAGTATCAGAGTCTGTTTGATCTTGAGGCAAGATACTCTTTTTATCTTCATCAATGTTACTTGTGGTGCTGTTTTCTTGAACAACAGTATTTGGTGGGTTGACACCAGCGACTACTCCTGCACTTAAACCACCAAGAGGTCCTGTCTGTGCTGATGGTGCAGGCTTTGGAGCAGGCTTTGCTTGTGATGTCATAGCCGGTGGCATTGTAGGCACTGAGGACTTTGGAGTCGCCTTTGGCTTTGCTGTTGTTTTAGGTGTAGCGATTACTTCGCGGATACCATCTTCAGGTGCTATAGCCATCATTACCCCATAAATCCGAAGTCTTTGAGCACGGTAGTAGCAACGCTTGCTGCTTCATTACGTGCATTGTTTGTGTACTGCCAACGTGGATCTTTGCGTAGTTCCTTTTCAAAATCGTAGATTGATCGAGTTCCGACCTTGCCATCTGGCAATGTGTAAGCCATAGCACTACGAATCTTAGGATCAAACATATCAATACCAGTATCTGGGATCTCTAATATGCTGCTCATTGACTGGATGTAAGGATCAGCCAAAGTCTTAACGTCTATGCCTGCCTTGATCTTATCTGCCAGTGCAGGGAAAGCCTCTGCTGCGCTTTCACGAATTACATTTACTACAGTATCTTCATCCAACTTGCCAGCAACAATTTTGTTGGCATAGTCTGTGGCTGCATTGTCTGAGAGCATAATGCCGTTTCTTGCAGCTACATTCTTAAGAGCAACAAAGTACTTTCCTGATGGACCTTCTGGGACATTAAGAGTATTAACATCCTGCTTGCCTTCAAGTACCTGAGCCTTAACCTTATTCTCGATCCATAGTTTAGGATCTTCGCCATTGGCTGTAAGGTATTCTGTACTGACAAGTTCACCATTCTTATAGGTGTACTTGATGGTGCTCTTGCTCTTGCCTTTTTCTGACTTGTACTGGGCAGTTACTGCCGGTAGCCAGTCCTTAAGTTCTGTAGGGGTAGCATCTCTACCTTTGTACTTCTGGAATACTGTATTGACATAATCTGCCAAAGTAGAAGCAGGCGGGATATTAGATGAAACCTGTGTGCTGACGTAAACGCCTGACTTCTTTGGCTTGTTATCATTGGTACTAGACTGAGCAGCACGTGCTGCCTTTGCCTGATCTTCAGTCATTAGACCTGCTGCAACAAGTCCATCATAGAAATCAGCCATTACTTAGGCTCCTTTGGTGTCAAATACTTATCAACGACAAGGTCTTGGCTTAAGAATCTTTCATATAAAGGAGCAAATCCAATAGGATCATCTTCCTTTAATTTCTTAATAATTGAGTCAAAAGAAATTCGAAGATCTAAGTTTGACTTGGCATCAATAGACTTTGAATCTCTCTTTTGAAGTTCGTTTGCAAACATCTTACGAATATCAAAGTAGACGTTAAGGCTCTTGAACGTTGTATTGTTTTTATTATCTTTTTTGTACTGTGGATCACTAAGGATCTTCGAGAATCCGTAGATAACTCGGTTGGTCTTAGATCCATCTGAGTCTAGGTAATCGTCATACCAAGCAGTCTGGGCATAGGTGCCAGTCTTAGGATCAAGGACGAACTCACCCTTTGCATCCTTCTGGCGTGATAGACCAAGGATTACCGCTTCTTTGGCAGCCTTAAGATCTTCTGCACCCTTTTGGGTAATTGATGTCAACCTTCTATTAGCAAGTTCTCCATCAATAACATCCATTAACTGGTTGTATTTAATCCAGCCAAGTTCAGCCTCATTTTTCTTTTGGGCTTCTGCTGGACTAATAGGCGCAAGAAACTTCTCAGGTGAGTCCGGTGAAATCTTCTTGTTATAGAGATACTCGTAGGCAGCGTCTGAAAACTTATAGCCTTCCTTTTCATTGACAACAAAACCAATAAGTTTTGGTTCAATGTTGTAAAGTTCACTGATAAGCCCATCATATTTCTTGATATTCTTAACAGCTGCTACTGTATAGTCTACCTTAGCAGGGTTCTTTGATGTGCTTGCTGTGAAGGCAAAGTACTCTGGAAAGTCCTTAAGAAACTTAGCATCAGCTTCCATACCGTAAAGTTGCTTATACTCACGAGACTTTTGAATATAGTACTGGTATGGGCTATCAAAGCGTGGAGCAAAAGGTAGGATTAGGTTTGCTGCAATACGCAACTTCCAGTAATCCTGGGTCTTTATCATAATCTCTTTTGCTGTAGGCATTGGAGTACCATTGAGTTTTGCATTAGTTGTCTCTGTAGCAAAGATAAGTGCATATGACTTAGCAAACTGAGCATCATCTAACTCTTTATTTGCTGAGATAGATTTTTGTACCCAAGCAGGTAGAAAGTTAGACATAACATTCTTTGATGGACCATATGGTAATGCCCACTTGTAAGCATCTGCTAACTCTGGCTTGTTTTTAACAATCTCAGAAATTGGTGCTGCAACATAAGGGCCTACTGGGAAAAGATCACCAAAGATATTTGGATTACCCTTGTTATATAGAACATCCATACCACCTTGGAAGATGATATCCAAAGACTGCTTTGGAATACCCAATTTAGTAAGTGTATCCATACCTGGGATACCACGCATACCCTTTGGAACTGAAAGCCACATTACATCACTACCAGAAGTCTGACCTACTGGGACTGGATTGCCGTCTTGATCTGTTACTAGACCTGCACGGTTAGGTGACTGCCAAACCATATAGCCACGATTGACAATAGCAGGATTAGCTACAGACATCTTAAGCCAAGTCTTGTAAGCGTTCTCCTGTGCTGAGAAGAATGGGCTAATAAATTTCATTGCTGCTGCAAGATTGCTTCGACGCTCAATGTTAAATAGAACGCTCTTCATCTGACGCAGTGCTACCTTGTGAGCAGCACCCATAATTGCTTCTTGATCTGCTGCTGTAAGTTTGCCACCCTTAAAACCGGCAACAATGTCAATACGACGGCGTGCTTCCTGTCGGTAGAACTGAATGTATAGTGGGTTTCTAGCCCAAGCATCTTCAGGAAGTTGCGCTAGGAACTTAAATGCTCCATTGATAACACTTCTAATCTTTAGTTTTGATCCATTAGATACTGCTTCTTCAAGTACGTGACCGTGAATTATAGGCAGTGTCGTTGGATCCTTGAAAGTTGAGCGTAGGTCATTTGCTGTAACCTCACGGATACTTGTGCGTAGACCTGATGACTCAGGTAGGTACTTATCTAGGAAACGGCTAATACGTGTGACGTACTCTGCTGAATCACGTGTGTCAATAGCCAAACGCTTGCGTAGATCACGACCAGCAGGAGAACCTGCAAGCCAACGAGTAATATCATCAATGCTTTCGCCTGCGGCAAGTTTCTGGGCAACTGCTGAGTTACCAAATTGCTGGCGTAGCGTCTGCGCCCACTGCTCAAAGTAGCCAGGATCTGTTGGCTTTATAGCTCCATAGCCCTTAGACTGTAGAGCACGACCAAACATATCAGAGTTGCTCTCTACCATACGCTGGTATGAGTTGGCAGATGATGCCATCTTGCGGAACATCTCACCTAGAGGTCCACCAAAAGCGTCGTATAGAACATACTTGCTACCATCGCTGGCAGTAACCTCAAAGGATCCTGTGCCAATACGCTTCTTAGGCTCAACTGTTCCTACACGGTTAATAACCTCTATGTAGTGGTTATATACAGCAAGTTTTTCTTCTTGAAGCATCTTGATTGTATTGAGTTCACCCATAGCATCAAGATCATCTGGCTTAATTGACAAACGCGCTTCAAGTTCGGCTGCTCTTGTCTTAAGTTCTTCAAGTTCACGAGTAACAGCGTTAGCTGACTGCTGGACATTCTTGATTGTCATACCATCAAACTTAGGAAGGTAGCGATCAATAAGTCGAGCAGGCTCTTTTGTTGTGTTATAGATAAAGTTCTTTAGTCCAGGACCAAGGTGACGCAGGGTTGTCATAGCACTTGTTGCTGCTGCAATACGAAGCTGAGAATCAACGCCGTTACGGATTGTATAACCCAAGCGAATGAGTACTGCTGCCTTAAATAGATCTTGGAACAGATCTAACTTGTTAAGAACATTATTTACTGTAGCACCTTTAAGTGCAGCAAGTACATTTCTATTCTCAAGGAGAAGGCGATCTAATACTTCAAAGTCCATAATAGGCAAGAAGTTGCCTGTCTGTGACTCTAGTTGTGGGACCTTGAGAATTGAACCATCAACATCTACCATAAAGCCTTTATCTTTGATAGAAGATAGGGCTGAGGTACGAGCAAGTGCGTAGTTCTTGTAGATCTGATCTGCTGTCTCTACATCCACACCGTGCTTTTCAGCAAGAGCGCGTACACCCTTGCTCTCAATAGCAATAGCAGCAATCTGACGTTCTTCAGGTGTAGCAGCTCTAATGTAGTCATCTAGCAAAGCATTGGCTTCTTCGTCTGTGATAGCACCAAGACGACGTAGGTTGCTAGGAGCAGTACCTGAAGGCACCGCAGATGGACGTAGTCGCTCTAGTGTGGCTACTACCTCACGGTAAGAATCTGCATCATTAAAATCAACAAGACCTGCTGGACGCTCACCAAGACCCCACGAGATCTTTTGGTAAAGACGGTGGAATGGTGTTGGCTGGAATACCTCAATGTTTGCGCTTCCGACCTTCTTATCATAGAAGCGAAGCGAACGTGACTTAGCAATAAAGTCCTCAACACCCTGTGCTCCATATCCGGTGGTGCGACTAAGTACTCCACCACCTTCGCTGAGAGTCATCATCTTTGCAAATGTTTCGTCTGAGCGTAGAAGTGAATTGTAGTTTGCTAGAGCATCATCCATTACAGCAGGTGAATCGGTAAGGAATGGGATCATTCCTGTTCCATCTGGGGCAGAAAAGAGTTTCCACTCATCAACTGTTGACATATCACCGCGAGCAGCAGCAAGAGCATCTTTCATATCAGCACGGCGTAGTGCTAGATCATCCATAGCTTTTGGATCACCCATTGCTGAGCGAAGAATAAGAGCTGTCTGCTCACGTTCTGTTGACTCACCAAGAAGATGGGCAAGAAGAGCTGGCTGATTTGATGATCGAACCAAGGGATGGTTCAAAGCATAGACAGAATCATTAGCAGTAAAGTCATCAAGCACTTTAGTAAAACGGTTATCTACACCGTACTGAGCCTTAGTAATATCTTCTGCTGCCTTGGCAACATCATCTGCTGTATTCAAACTACCCTTGAACAGTTTGCTGGCTGCTGTAATCTTGCCAACCTTTGCAACACCAAGGGTTACATCTCCACCAAATAATCCAGCAACATCTAATGAACCAGACTGTGTTTTGCCCCAAGCACTTTTGTAAAATGCTTCTTGACGCTCACGTGGATCATAGATATTAAACTTAGGATCAAAGATAAGTCGAGTATTTTGAGCAATAGACTGACCTAAAGAAATTGGTGGGACAACTGTTACTTTACCAGTTACTGGGTCAACAATCTTCTGCTCTTCGTTGACAGCACGATAGGCTTTTTTCCAGTCATTAGGATCAAAGAAACTTGCTGTTCCACCGATCATACCTGTTTGGACAAGGTTAAATGTTGCAGCCGGTTCACGGATGTACTCTTGGTTGATCTCGTTGATCTTTTCAAAAGTTGTACCAATGGCAGAGCCAACTGCTTGAGCGCCAGGAACCTTCATAATTGCTCCACCGGCTGATGCCAATGGACGAATTACATCTTCTTTACTTGCGTTCCAAGCAGTCTTAAATGGCTTAACAAATCCACCATACTCTTCATCATCTTTCCAAGGAGCAGTACCAATGTCATATGCCATCTTGGCAAGACCAACTCCACCAACTCCTACATCTTCGATAAACTTACCGAGATTAGTAAGACCTGTCTCTGATGCTTTCTTTACGCTTGTGGCAACGTCACCAATTCTGTTCCATATGCTCACGTCAACCGCCATAACTGTTTAATAATTGCGCGAGTTTCTGGAGATGTTTGTGGTTGATCCATAACAAATGCTAGTACTGGCTTTGCTGCCTGTATTGAAGCACGAAATTCTATGTCTGTATCTTTACGCATCTGTAGTGCTTCTGATCCTGCGCCAGCACCCATATCAATACCATTGGTAACAGGTTGATCTTTGTACTGTGTCTCAGCATATAGTGGGGTAATTGGGGCTTTTGGAGCCATTACCTCTGATGGTGACATTGGTTCAGATTTAGCAAGTGGAGCACCAGCTTTAATAGCAGCCGTCTCAACACCTTCGCCGTATGCAATAGAACCCATCTTCATCTCTGGGGTTCCTACATCTGTGCGCTTTGAGTATGGTCCAGGACCTGAAACTCCAGCCTTTGGGTTATTAGCCATCTGTTCCCTCCTGTAACTGTTCTAGGTCTGTGGTCATTTCTTCCCACGCTTGCATTGTCTTTGTCTTTTGATTTGCGTGATAGATACTAAGTTCAAATAGTTCTGAAAAGAATGTCTCTGCCACTTGCGCTAAGTTGTATGCAGCGCCTGTAAATATAACGAGTAGATCTGTGGGGCGTACAGGGCGCGGAACCCTATCATTGTGATTTAGCACCCTGTACACCTTTCAGTAAATTAAGCCTTCTTGCCTGTGCGGGCTTTTCCTGCAAAACCGAACTTAACTTCGCCGCCTTTTGGCTTTGGAGCCTTTGTATCAACCTTCACCGGTTGCACTGAAGCCTTCGCGTGTGATCCTTTGTTCATAGTGCGCCTCCTTTCCTTTATGCTGCGCCAGTTATACCGGCTAGTAGTTGTGCTATATCGGGACGTTGACCAGCAGCAGGGGCCATACCACCTTGTTCTTGTGGAGGTTGCGCTGAGGCTGGGGCGGGGGCCGCACCTGCTGCTGGAACTTGAGGAGGCATACCTGCCATAGCCATTTCAGGCGCAGCAGGAGCTGGAGGTGGAGTTTCTGGCGCAAACGCCTTTTCCACGATTGACTCTAACGACAAACCTTTTTGACGACCCGAGATGACTTCAGCAATTCTACTAACAGCCAAGGAAGGATCCTGACCTTGCGATGCCATTTGCGGGATGGTTTGAGCGTACTGAGTAACAGCGATACGTAAAGAGTCGCGTAACTCTTCGATGTCAACTCGCTGTTCTTCTTGTGTAACATTGATCTCCACCGGTAGTTCACGGCGTACATAGTCGCGGGAAACAAGTTTATCTGAACGCATTTGTAGTAATGCGATAACTGCACGGTTAGGGTCCATACCGGACATAATTCCGTAGCGTACATCTACTCCGTACTCACCCTTAATGTCGCGGGAAGGGATGTACTTGAGTGTGTAAGGTGTACCGTCATCGGTCCCCTTAATTGTCTTTTGGATAGATCCGAAGATCTTCTCATCTACCTCAAAGCAAAGACCAATAAGATCTTCAAAGAGGCGTGCAAACTGTGCTTGTGCTGCCTTAATCTGTGTATCAAAGCCTGCCTGTAGTGCTTGTACTCCACGTCCTGTAACAACTGATGCGTTGATTTCACCAGAGCGTGACTCTGGGTAACGAGCACCAAGGCGTAGTTCACGCTCAAGGACACCTGACTCAGTAAAGACTCCAGGTGGTAGATCTAGTCCTACACGACGAATGTTCTGTGGGTTAGCAGAACGCATAATTGCGTCAGGTCCCAAAGCAAGTTCTTGCACATCCTGTGGGATAGCAATAGGTGCTTGGATTGACTTCTCAGCTGCTTGGATCTGCAAGATAGCAAATCGAGCACGAGCAAGTTGTACTGCTAGTACATCATCAAACTGACCACGTGCCTGCTCATCTAGTGATGGACGAACATAAACACGTACTAAACACTTACCTACTGGGTTTGGTACACGTGATAAAACAAGATTATGACGATCTGGTAGATAGATCAAGTCCTGATCTGCATCGTGATAGCGGATCATAGTCATATATGGAGATCCTGGTTGGTAGTTATTCTTCTTCAGGATCTGATCTGCAAACTCTGGGTATTGAGAAGCGATTGTGTCAGCATCAGAAACGATCAACTGTGTCAACGAGATTGTGCGACCAAAGCGGTCCATCTCTGGATAGCAACCGGTTGGATCAAGTAGACGCATACGAGGGTTGTTATCCTCATAGTCCATCTCAATCATACCAATAGTCATACCGTAGGTGTTGTACCAGTCGGCGTTCTTGTAGTTCTGTAGTTGTAGATTAGAATATGAAACGTAATAGTTAGCGATTCGAGTGCGGGTGTCAGCTGCCTTACGCTGTGCGTCAGAAACCATATTGTTTGCTGAGCAGTTAAACGAAGGTAGCGGAGCACCCGCCTCGGCCAAGTCACGTGCTGCAACGTCAATGAAATTAGCAACGAGTGGCTTTGGGTAATCCTCGGAGAACATTGATGGGAAAACTTTAGACAAGTCTCCCTGACGTACAGAAAGAACGTCGCGCATACGCTGATCGCGGGGTGCGTACTTGGTACGCAAACGCGCTAGCTTGGCGTCAATCTCTTTAACTGATAACAATGTAACTCCTAATAACGGGGATTAAAACTACTTCTTCTTCTTATCGGCCTTGCCGATGTTCTGCATTGTCTTAGCAAGTTGCTTGTTTTCTTCCTTGATAGACATTCCACCACGAGCAGCCTTTACTACAGCCTTAGCGCCCTTAACAGCCATACCTGCTGGTGTGTATCCAGCTACTTGCTTAGCGGCTTTAACAACTTTAGAAGCTGTTGATGGGCCTTCCTTTGGAAGAGTTTTGAGTCCCATTGGATTCTTAACTTTTGCTGCTGTCTTTGCACCAGTTGCCTTAGCCTTTGCTTTAGCTTTAGCAGACATAGGTGCTGGGTTGTAAGCAGTACCAGCAGCGCGTGACTGCTTATCCTTCTTAGCATTAACATAGTCAGATTTAGCCTTGGCTAGATCCTTCTTTAGGTTCTTTTTTTCCTTTGGTGTTTCAGCAGTATCAATAATAAAGTTACGACGATTCTCGTACTGTTGTGCAATGGTAGGTTTATTTGCTCGGGCTTTAACTACAGCGCCGATTGCAATTACCTTTCCAACTCTTTTCTTTTCTGCCATTTGTTTTCTCCTTAGATGAATGTTTTATTTTGCTCTGCGAATAGTTCATCTAAGTTGACGACTATTCTTTTGCCTAGTTCTTTCCTAGACAAAAATGGATTCTTCAGATGGTGCGTTGCGTACTGCCCATAGTTGAGCATCTCGCGTGCTCGGATCTCGCAGAACCACAAAGCCATCACTAAGTCTGTCTTACCTTTAGTGGTGGGGGTCCACGTAATCAGTTGTTCGATAAGTGCCTTAACATTCTCAGTTTGGTCACTTGGCAAATGTATGAGGTTGTCGCGGTGGTGCTTGCCATCGGACTGTTTGGTTCCAAAGAGCGTAGCCATTGATGCAACACCAAAGCCTGCATCCCATTTATTCTGACCAGTGTGGTGCTCCTTGAGTAGTACACCTCTAGTAGCAAGGTGCTGCCTAATTCCTTCATCTTGAGTAAGGAAGGACTGGAAAGCGTTCTTCTCTACGATCCACTCAGAAGGACTATATAGCGAAGTCCAGTTAAAGATTAACTCGCGGATCTGCGCCGGAGACGGACCAGTGATCTTGATAGCATCAACAATGTAACGTTTATTGGTATTTCGATCAATAGCATAGCAGATCGCAGCAGTATCACCGACCATAGCAGGATCAAGACCGCAGATAATGCTAAAGCCTGAAAGATCTTTTGGATGACCTGGATAACCTGGTTCAAGGCGACCTGACTTTCTCATCCCATCAATAGAGCCTTTAACACAGACGGGATCAAAAGCTGCGTTCTCAGAGATATCCTGTTGCTGGTAGACCAGCGCCCAGGTAGATGTATCCATCGCTTGGCGTTCGTTATATAAGTTACGACCAGACCAACGTGGGTATAAACCTTCTTCGTTCTTATCAGATTCTGCTTGCCCATCAAAGGGAGCATCTGAGTAAGGCCAGAGTGTCACTCATTTGTCTGGGTCCTCATCGGCCTCAAGGAGTGCTGGCATAGCCAGATACTTCCAAGGTACTAACCCGCCAGGGTAGCGGTCCTCGCTTCTTAGCTCACGGTAGAGATCTACTGAGGCTACACGGGTACCGATAACAATAAGTTTACCTGTAGGGTTAAGACGAGATCGCACGTCCTGGGTTAACCAGCGGATCTGCTTTTCACACTCATTAGCGTTCTTTAAGGTCACAGCGTCGTCTACGATAATCATATCAGCACGCTTACCGTAGATCTGACCACCGATACCGACGGCTTCGATGTTTGGATCCTTTTCAGATGACTCACGGAGTTCATCACCAAAGGTGACACGGGTTGCCTGCCACGAAGCAGACTTAGAGTTAAACCCTACGCCAGCAGCATACGCAGTCTGTAACTCTTGGTACATTGGGTGCGTCAGACGTTGCTTGATGGCGTAGAGAAAGTCGGCAGCTAACTGCTGCGTTTGTGAGACTATCAGTACTCGAAAGTTAGGATTCCTACATACCTGCCAGGTGACGTAGTCCACAGTGATTGTGATGGACTTGGCGTGGTTTGGTGGGATGTTAATAAGAATACGGTTTGCTGCCAGTCCTGGCTCAAACTTCATAGAAGGGTGTAACCACCCTGGCTCGCGGCCTTCGATCACATCTACGATGTTCTGCTGATGGGGGAAGGTCTTACTATGGAGGAACTTCTGTCGGAACTCGGCAAAGGTAAGATCGTGGACATCGGATGAGGCAAAGGACTTATCTTTGAGTCCAAGGCGGGTCCGGTCAATCTTATCTGCAAATTGCTTGTCAGTGCGACGGTAATACTCGTAGGTCTTAATAGACTTACCTGCGCTGCCACAGGCAGCTTCAATGGTCATACCTTCTGAGACACAACCAAGGATGATTCGCTTGGCGATGTCAGCGGAATTGTCTGCCACGTATTGTCTCCTTTAGATTGTGGGAAACGGCACGGGCCGGAATTAGATTCTTTTATGGTGGGTTAAAGCGATTTGATTTAGTGGTGGGCTAAATATAACTATCCCCACTAAAAGGTGCCGTCCAGCGACGGGCTTGACGCCCGAGCGAAGCCACAGCGAGTGAGGGGTAAGTTGGTACTCGGCCTAGGGGCCTCGCCAGAGGACCGCGTAGGGGCTATCCACACTGCCGCCCCTACTATATATAAGGCAGGAAAAAAAGGCCATTTCCTGTTTTTACGGTGTGACGTTGCTCACATACTATAAAAGCCCTGTTCAGACGGGGGTTCACTTTAGCAAATATATTTTTTGAGGGACTATATGTGTACGCGCAGTAAAAATTAGCAACGGGGGGTCGTTGCCCCCTGCGGAATAGACCCCCTGCCCCCTGCGGCCTGCGGTTTACGGGGTGATAAGGGAGGATAATGGAGGAAACGGGAGGGGTGACTACCCAATCGGCGGGGGAAAGGTTAAGCAATCGGCGGGGCGTGACCCTTCCTATCGGCAACTATTAACAACTCTTCACCCCACTATTCCCCTGCGATC